CCCGTAATCTTCAGGAGGGATGACCATGTTGCGAAATGCGTGCTTCCCGTAGTACGGGGAATCTTCGTTCGGCCCTTCGTCCTCTCCGACTTTCCCTTCGATCAGGAAGTGTACCCAGATCATCGGTGTACCTTCGGGCATCTTCGCGTCAGGTCCTCCCTGCGTTTCGCGCTCCTCGATTTCATAGATGGATGCGAAGTATTTGCCAGGAGGAATTGCGTCGAAGTTGGACTCTTCGTAATCAGTCAGGTTCAACACTGGCATGGAGTTTCTCCCATAGGGTTGAGACAGTAGGATTGTCGATCACGTCACCTAGTTCCGGGTAACGTGTCTTAGCTTTCGGTACAGCCTTGGTACCTGCGAATTGCATCTTCCTGTGATTGGCACTCTCCTTGTAGTAGTAGGCTACAACGTCCATGAAGCCGGGAATCTCGACACGTTGCTTCCCTGGTAGATCAGGCTGCAACCTATCTGGCTTACCCTCTTCCGAGACTTCTGCGTGAAGTGCCGTAATGATGCAATGCATCGGCAAATCACGGAAGTGACGGACGATTTCACGGATATGGGTTCGGGACTTACCCCATTCTCTCGGACTCGGTACATCGACATCAACGTTATCGGGATTCTTGGCGGTGAGCTTTGTTTCGCGCATGATCGTTCGCATATCGAGGTCTTGGACTTCGGTTAGAGAATCTATTCCAACGCACTTGTAGTACCCGTCGTTCGACAGATACAGCTTGTTGTGGATAGTCTCCAGATCTTTGAGAGTTTTCACCCTCACTACGTCAACGTCTTTCCTGTGGCGAATCGTCGCTAGTCCACCCTCTGAGTCAAGAATGAGCAAAGGCCGGGTGAACTCACAATCCGCCGCTGTCCCCAGGAAATGTGTCTTGCCTGCGCCAGTGTCTCCGAAAATGAAAATGTTGATCCATTCGGACGCACTTGGAGGCTCTACCTGGAGTTTCTCCCTGATACCTGCGGTTTGTTCAGTCTCCATCCGCTTCTCCCGTTAGCTCCATTATGATGTCGTTCATCCGCCAAAGTGCATGAACCGAGCAAAGAGGGATACCGTTCAACTTAAGGTACGTAGGTGCCCGACACGATATCTTCTTTACACCCCAGGTGTTGAGACATTGCATTTCTCTCTCGTACCGTCTCAGTGGTCCCTTTTGTTGAGGTACGGTCGGTTCATCGAGTAGTTCCTCTAGTTCCTCGAAAGTCGGATCAGTCATCAGCAGGCGCATTTCCCTGTTAGTTCCATAAACCATGCACTCGGTTCTTCTTTATCTGAGTACTGTACCGCGTACCAGCCTTTCATCTCGCCTTGTGTTTCTAACTGGACGGTTAGTCCGACGCCGCGTTCTTTGGCGGTTTCCTTCATGCGTTGCAACAAATGGTAGTTACAGAGGGTAAGTTCACTCATGGCCTAAGAACTTTTTGAAGCTTGTCGGCTGTTTCGTAATTATCATCAGCCCTAGCGTCTTGTTCGATCCGTGCGACTGCTTCCCGTAAGTCTACGTACTTGTTGATGAGTACGACGTTCTCGGCTATTACGTTGCGTATCTCTTGGCGTAGCCAGGGTGCCATCCAGTCGTTGTCATCTGAAAGCAGATCGATTAGCTTGTTACGATTATCTTTCATAGCAACCACGCGATCAGGAGAACGCCTGCGATGATGCAGCATACTACGAGTGCTGCTAGTAATGCCAGGGTCACACAACCCCCCTGATGAGTCTGAGAAATGCCTCGTCGCCTAGTACGCCTCTAGCCTGTTCTACGGTTACGCTGTTCATCTCGTTGAACAAGGCAATCTTCGTGGCGACTCCCTCAAAAACCTTAGCTGCATCCTCGAAACCCATTTCCTTGAGAAGTTCTGCCTGCTTAACCAGACCTTCCGGTGTAAGCTCGCTCACGGTCGAAAGTCCCAGGACACGATCGTTTCGTCACTTACACGTCCTTCTTCGACCTGCGTATCTACAACGTCTTCAACTGCCGGGATGATCTTGTCCTTCAACCACTGGCGATCTTCTTCTTGGCAAGTGACAGTGATGACGATTGATACTTCGTTTTCCATTTTTATCCCTTCTCATCGGAATCGTCACGTTTGATAACGATCTCGTCGTTTCTGACAAAGATAATAACTGACGGCTCTTTGATGATTACTTCCATCACTTCATACTTGTGACGTTCATCGCCATATTCTACTTCGATATCAAACACTGTCAGCGTGTCCAGTTCTTCTCGAATTGGTCGTCCAACATGGTTTCCCAGTCAGACCCGTCGTCTTTGGCGATACATGGGGCACGTAGGGCGCACCGCAAGCACCACCAACTGCCTGTCGGATTCGGATAGATACGCGGTGTGTCTAGCATATCCATGGCTTCCATCAAGATCCGTTCCCCACAGGAGACAATCTCTTGCCTGTTGCGAGTTACCAGATTTCTCACGATGAACTGTTCGTGACCGGCCTCTTTGACGTAGTTGTAGTAGGCTACCCTTTTCGGGTCGCTCTCCCATAGAGTCTCTTGACCCAGGTTAGCGATCCATTCGTCCAGCATCTCCGTCGTTGTCGATTCTGTCTGTCTGTTGATGGAGATATCACCACGACTGGTAATCGTCGGGGGTTTCGGGAATGCCTTGCGGAGCGCGTTATACAGCACGAACTCGACCTTCTTGTAGGGCAAACCGTAAACATCGGCTTCCCGTTCAGCAGCGTAGAGATAGGTCGTACATTGCTCGTCCTTCTCTAGCTTCCCGAAATACTCCTCGTCGATGGAGATTGCCGACTTGTGTTCGAGGATTCCGTACTTACCCGATTCACGATGCTGAATGATGGCATCCTGCGTCCCTCGGATATGAACCGGCTTGTACTCACCATCACGAGGATCTATTGCCATGAAGTAGGAACCATCAGGCAACGTGAGCGGAACCGAGAACGTATGCTCTGCCGAGATAACATCGAAGTCATCGAACTCAGCAGCATACTCCTTGTAATACTTCAGCATGTTGATGCCGAGTTCTCGATGCTTCTCGTATTCCTCGATTTCTAGCTCAGGCTGCGCGAGTATATCGACTAACCCACGTACCCGCCATTGACTGTCGTTATATGGCAGTCCCTTACTTGTCACTTCTACTGGCGCACGATCGTAGACCGTATCGAGCCAGTCTAGAGGAATGACTCCACCGTTCCATTGGAGTTCGTACCACGTCTTGAAAACCTCGACAGGATCCCGCTGTAGCGTAGGATCGTAGTAGTGTTTCAAGGCCCAGTGGATTCCAGACCCGAACCACAATGGCATGTACGGAGGGTGCTCACTTGCCTTAGCTACGAGGTTGTTACGCATGGGACTTGTCCAGTCCCAACGCCTACGACAACCCTTAAACGTAGACCTGTCTGACCCATGAATCGGGATGATGTCGTATTTACTTGGGATCATAAGGCTTTGGGATATAACCGGGGTCTACTTCTGCAAGCCGATGGATGATGTACTGGTCTAGCATGTGTCTATGTGATTTCTTGAGATTATCGAGGAACTCAGCCACACTCACTGGTGTCTCGACCGTGATCCCAAGACATTCCCCAAAGAAATCTTCGAGAAGATCATCAGGGATTATTGCCGCTCGTTTCATGTTGTCGTGTCTTTGTACTCTAGCCATCATTTCTCCATGAGGTCATCGTAGTCTCCGAGTATTTGGATTACTTCCAGTCGGTTTAGGGTGATTACCTGTTCTTTGTTGTCGATGAAGGTTTGGAGCCTGTCCCAAACGTCCATAGCTGCGCGTACTTCTTCTGGTGTGTAGGTCATGGCTTTATCCAGTCTGTGCCAGGTCCGTCTGGTTGTGGATATACTAGATCTACTGGACCGGGTGCGTATGTCAGGAGTTTGCCGTATTTCCAGTTAAAGGTGTCTACTGGATCAACCCGTTCAGGTGGTTCGTCAACCAAGATGTAACGTGGATCACTTCGGTGTGATAGTTCTATGATCATTTGATCTTCTCGAACTGGTTGATGGCTGAACGTACACGACTGAGAGTTTGCCAGGGATCTTTGCCTTCGTAGTAGCACTTGCAGGCATTAGAGGCATAACCCTCAATGAAGTTGATAAGTTCGTCCTTGTTCATCGATGCGATTGGTTTGGTCATCACTTGGTCTTGGTGAGTAGGTTGCGGTTGAGTTTGCCGTTCTTGCGTCCTCTGTTGTAGACTTTGATGATTTCCTCGGCTACAGGATTGCTCCTGTATTGTCCGGCATGGTAGTTGTCCCGCGCTCTACCGAGGATCGTGCGGGGATTCTCGTTAGCCAGACGATCCTCCAACCAAGGCAGATCAATCTCTTCTGCATAGAACGGCTGGAAAAACCTTCCAAGACCACGAATCAACTCTCCATCCTTACCACCCTGCCGATCATAGAACGAACGTCGAAGGGTGTTCAGAGTTGCAGAGAGTGACTCGTTTCGCGCAGTTGACGAGTAGCTGTAGGCTTCTTCGACAGCCCTGATTGCCGTCAGGTTATCAGGAGGGATCGCTCCGACTTCGAGCTTGTACCCCTCACTCTCGACAATCCGGTTGATGTCGATAGCTTTCTCGTCACCCGCGACCATTCGTGCCCTGAACGAGTAAAACGGATGAACCGAGCGACGATCCTTGTTCTTCCGGTAGAAGAACATAGCCTCGTCAGCTACGGACATACCTTCATACACCGCGACGTATGCGGTGGTCTTGCCGACCTTCTTGATCGCCTCGAAACGCTGCAATCCATCGAGAATCGCGTAGATTCTTGAACTGTTCCGAGGTCTGTACGAAACGTCCAGAACCCCCACAAGTGTCTCATCGAACGAGTTAACCATCTTGTCGATGAAAGGTGCTTGTGGAGGGCGCTGATACCGATGATCCGCGAAAAGATGACCGACTTCGGCCAATTCCACGGTAAACGGCCAGTCCCTTACGGGACTCGAATTCTTCGCCATATCTGTGCAGTTCCTCCCGTAGTGATTTGACTGCGCCAGCTTACCAGATACTCCGCTAGAAGTCAAGGGCTATGCCTGTTCAACCGTCTGTTTCAAGAGGCAAGCCTACGGCTCTTGCGTTTATACTCGGTGTCTCGGGAACCGTGGCGACGGTAGAGATCCTGGTGTCCTTTGGGAATCTTCTCGGACCATCCCCGAAGATAGGCTCCCGCCTCGATTGAGTCCTTGTGTCTGACTTCTCCCTTCCGTCGCATTGAGATTACCTCTAACATGCAACTTCTCAGCTTGGCCTTCTGCACCCTGTGGGAGGGGGGTGCATTAAGTATCTCGCGTAGTCCATTGTGCGACATACCCATACGCCTAGCTGCTTCCACGATCCCCACACGGTTGACAGCTTCTCGAAAGAATGGGAATGCAACGTGCAGCGGTACATACCCCGATGTCCCTGGTGATTTGAGTCTCTCCCAATTCGCGCACAATCTACAGCGATGGTAGAGTTCACCCTCACGTCCCTTCGACCTGCGAACATAAAAGTATTTCTCTGTTGCAGGTAGAAGTGTCGGAACATCGTGAGCAGGGCCATGGCAGAGTTTAGACTTCTCTGCTCGTGGCATCTGTACTCATTACCCTATCCGCCCTCCACGATGCAGACTTACCAGGAAACCAGTCCTTCATCTCCATGATAGCCCGTCCTAGTTGTTCTTGTGGAGTGCTACCCGAAGATGGCTTTGAACCATCCAGTCTTACGCTCATTTGCTGCGAGGATTCGTCCATCAACTGTACCCTCCGCGTTGATGTTGATGATGTTTGCTACTTCCTCTTGACCTGGACGCCAAACTCTTGATACACCCTGATCGTTGTCTTTTGGACTCCATGATCTATCAAGGAATACGCAAGTACTGGCACTTGTCAGTGAGATGGACTCTGACCCCAGTTGCAGCGTACAGATGAATACCTGATGTTGCTTCCTCGGAAACTCTATCGCCCACTTCTCATATCTCGTTCTGTCGTTATCCTTCGTTGTCATTTCGAGATATGTGATCCCTGCTTTATCGAATCGCTTCTTCGCTAGTTCGATGGGATCTTTGAAGTTCGAGAACACTACGATCTGGTCCTTACGTTCGGAGTCCCATTCCAATCCGTCGATGATGTCCATGAGTGCATCGAGCTTGGACGACGGTTCGTAAAGCCGGATCTCTTGGACTCTCCGCTCTAGAATCGGATCGTAGTAATCCTTGACGACGTGCGGTGTTGCTACACAAACCTGCCGTAGCCTCTGCAATGCTGCGAGAACGTTCGGCGCGAAGATCGGAGTACCACTCTGATCTAGCGCATACAGCATATCTCGAATGTCCTCGTACATCTTCCGTTGAATCGGGTTGAGTTCGACTTCATACGGAGAGAAGAGAGGTTCTGGCAGATTCTTGAACACTTCTCGCTTTGTCCGTCTTGGTCCTACAGTACGGACTAGCTTCTTGAAGTTCTCTTCTTCCTCGGGATTGATCCCGACGATCTTGCGGAACCCGTTTACTGCGTCCTCTGCACAATACTTCTCTCTGAACCGCCAGTACGATGAAAACTCTGACTTATTCAGGAAATGCAGCAGACTCCAGATTTCCGCCGGGTTGTTGATAAAACCAGTCCCGGTCATTACGTGCTTGACCTTGGCTTTGATCTTCCTGATTTCCCTCGTCCAACCCGTAGTACGACCCTTGATTCTATGGGCCTCATCAAGAATGACGATATCCCACTCTTGTTTGAGTAGTTCATCGACTAGAGGTACCTTACGTGCAGCCTGCTTCCGCTTCTCTTCTCCCTCCTGGAAAAGTTCTTCCATGAGTTCTTCGAGAATGTCCTTGGATTCAGGCTCTGGTTCAGATTCCGGTTCTTCCTTCTTTTTCTTCTTGCGCTTCGTGAACACGTTGTAGTGTGCTACAAAAACGCTTGGACTCTTTAGCTCTCCCGGCAGTCCTACCGAGAATTCGTGTCCGTCCATGACCAACCTACAGTCTGCCGTAAGCAGGTTGAACATCTCGAAATTCGGTAGCTGTTTCGGTACATGCTTGAAGTACGTCCCTTTGCCCGATCGTGTGGTGATGATCAGAACTCGGGGGTTCTCGATTTCAAGGCGTTCCGCCCATTGTTCGATGAGCCACAAAACCGTACTGGTCTTGAAGCAACCCATCTCACTCCAGTTAGCCGACCAATCCCTCTCGCGAAGGTGGTCCATATCCTCTAACTGGAACTCAGCGGGCGAAAACCCCTGAAAGGTTCTCGTTGCTTCCAACGTGCCTCCCGTATTACAACTTGTTTTGTCTTACCCATTCTAGTGCAACTTCTCGTAGGGCAAGGTACTGCTTCGAGTTTAGTGGAGTACCCCCGCCACGTTCTTTGGCTAGAGCTTGTTCGAGTTCCTCCACTAGTTGAACACCTTCCGAGATGATCAGCTCAATGCTTTTCATTCGTCGTCGTAATCATCTGACTGAGCCAGACAATTATCGCATTGTGCAGGTGTTCTGACCTGTTCGGCCATACCGACGGTTACCGCTTCGTCTCCGGTATATTCCCCACTAGCAGTCCTGTCGAGATCTTCCTTTAGACAATCCTCGCAGACTAGGACCCCTGTGGGGTACTCGTAGAACCTTAGTGGCATACTGCCTCCCGTAGTGCAGTCTCTTTAGGAATTCCATTCTGTCGCTTCCACTTGTAGCGACGGAAGGCTTTCCTACATTGGATCTTGTCTGTGCAGAAAAACCCTCTAAGCAACTCAGAACCGCAGCAAAGGCAGACAGGTCGATTTTCCCTCTGAACTGCCGCTATTGCTGCTGAGTAGCTCAGACCACTCATTATGTTTTCTTCTATGCTATCTGCGTTATTCTCTAACCACCTCTTTCTTCTACACGTTGAGCAAAGATCCCTATGGGCATCATTTACGAACACCTTCCCACAGGTGGAACACTCTGATGGTGAGCATTCCGAGCACCATCCAGTAGATGCGGAAAGTGCAGCAAAATCTCCACAATTGGGACAGACCTCTAAATCAGGCCGCACTTCCTCGCTGTATTCGGCCACGGACTATAACCTCGCCCTGAGTCGCGCGCTCGCCGAGCAACTTGGATTTGTTCAGCAGGCGTCCAGTTGTCTGCGGTTCCTTTCAGACTGAGAAGATCCCCGCCATACGTCTGCATGAAACCGTAGTCCATCTGCAAGCCACCGTAGTATCCATTCCCTGTATTAGCGTTCCAAGCGCCCTCATACTTGTGAATGCACAAGAAAGCGGAATCAAGCACGATGTTGGCCTTAGCTTGCATTAACTCCCTGCGTTCCCTACGAGTCCACTGTAGCTGCATCCTATGGAACCTCGCATCCTTAGATGCGAACTTCCAATGTGCAGAGTAGAGTCGTGGGTGATTCGTCCAGAAGTGAATGACATCCTTATCGTGTTTGATGGTGAGCGTTTGATAGGCTTTGATCTGGTCGATGGTCATGTTGCTGAAGTCCTTTGCTTTAGCTGCTTCTGTCGCCCCTCCTATGGCGACTAGGAGTGACGTGGTGAGAAACAGCTTACGCATAGTTATCTCCCTAAGTTTGCTTTACTAGACATGCGGGTTGTCTTGCTTGCTCCTACCGAGTTGCACGGTATCCCGCATGGAGCTAGTTCTTCTTAGCTAATCACTACTCCTTTCCTGGTATATAGTGGGCCAAAGTTTGCTTTAGTCTACTATAGACCACGAAACTAAGAGAGGGCCAGTTTCCTGGCCCTCTCCTGGCTTTCTAGGGAATCCTAGCGAACCCGCTGCACATCGGGATTTCTCTAGGTTTTACCCCGAGCGTGGCACAGTTGTCGCCTTTACGGGAGGCACGGAGAATTCTGCCGGACACGCAGAAGTTCTCCGTCTGAGCCATCCCGCGACACTACCACAGATGGTTCCCGATGTCAACCCCAGATTAACGCAAGAATCACGAGAATCGTGAGGGTAACGACGGCAATCGCGAGAAACAGCGAACAAGTGATGTAAAGCTCGTCTATGATCGCTTCCTGAGCTTTGTGATGTACTCACTTGGAATGCTGAACTTACCATCACGGTCAACATCTTTGGTACGCCACTGGTTCATCTGCTTGTCAGACGGTCGAACACTCAGCCTTACTTGCGAGTACCCGCTCTTTGTGCTAAGTAGCTGGACTCTAGTGCCCATGCTGAATGGTCCGAACGATCTGTTGAGTATGTAGGTATCCATGGCAAAGAAAAGGGGAGTCCGTAGACTCCCCTTTTCTCGCGGCTCTCGCTGTTACCTAAGCAGCCTGGGACTTTGCGGCCTTGGCCTCGCGAACCAAGTCCTGCCGGATGAGGAACACAAGCTCCTCTTCCACCTTGTTCCCTGCGGAGTCGGTCTGAACGGTACCATCCTCGTTCTTGACCGGGTTCTTGCGAACCTTGACAGCAACCTCCTTGGCTGCGGCCTTGACGTTCTCATCGAGGCTATCATCCTTCTGGATGGCCTCGATTGCCGACTCGAATCCGGTCTTGACGGACTGCGCCTTCTTACCAGTGAAGGTGTAGTTCTTGCCCATCTTCTCGGAGTTGATGAAGTCCACCATATCGGACTTGTAGACACCCTTCTCGGACCCTGCGTTGACAAGCGCATCGATGTCGTCGAGGTTGTCGAAGTCGATGTTGGTGAGGTCGAAGCTAGACATATCTGGTTATCTCCTTTGTGGTTTGGTTTGTCGTGCAGCTTGCAGTTCCCGTTCTACCTGCGTGATACGTGAATCCTGTTGCCGTAGGCGACTCTCTAACTCTGCCAGCGCTTCTACTACATTGATCCCTCCTACCAGAGTTTCAATTCCTCCAAGCCGTTGAGTCACGATAGCAAGCTCCAAGCTCTTTGTCAAGGGCCGACCTTGACGCCGAAGAAATTCGACTTCAATTGGCCGATGATGGAGTAGAACTTCTGACTCTTGGCTACGAGAACCTGTTTTGTTGAAGGTGACGCAACCGGACTCAACAAGTCCGGATTTTACGCGTCCGTAATAAGTCTGTGAGATTCCGAGAGAACGAAAGATGGTAGACACACGGCCACGGAACACACGTACGTGTAGCTCGTTGTTCCATACTTCGTCCTTAGCGCGCTCATCCAGCGCGTCGTAGAAAGATTCTGCATGTTGAAACAGCGTACTGGTCATTGCAGATCTTTCTTGTTGAGAAAGCAGATCCGGCAGACAGCCACATCATTGATGATGGTCGTCATACCTTTGCTTCTCGGCCTCTCTTTTTCGTCGTGACTCGGAACCTCACAGTTCCTTTGTGCTGTATGCAGTATCGAGAACCAGCCAGTTATCGAACGATCATCCGTCTTTGCTTTGGATACTCGTTTTCTCCTGACAGGTTCAGGTTCTGCAAGGATTGATTCCAATGCGTCAAGATCCAGGTCATCCATCTTCTTCTAGATCAGCCTCCCCGAAGCCTGTGTTGTACGCTTGCATGAACATCGCACATGATTTACCGAACTCTCTTGCATCGGCTGTATCATCTACGATTGCCTCGAAATGATGAGCAACCTGGACATTACTGTCCATCTGCGTTGAAACGATGACGTGATGGATCACTGTTGGACTTCCCACATGGGAGCGAAGCCCTCCACCGGCTTGACGAGTATTCTGCCGGACTCCTTATGGACGATCTCGAACTTCTTCCCTTGCAGCATTATCGTCGTTTGTCCCTCCCTGATCGCTTCCTTGATTGATCTGTCGTAGACGTTCGACAAGGCTAGCTGCTCCTCTTTTCTGTGGTCCCGACGTTCCCGCGTCTGATTGAGGATCTTGCTCAGTTCCTCCAGCGTCGGTTCCTCTGCCATTCTGTGACGCCTCCAGTGTTGTAGGCTCAAAATTCGTCAGACCACGATCACCCATGAAATCATAGACCGTCGCGAGCTTCTGCCGAATTTCTGTCAGTCGATCTTCGAGGGCAGTACGAGCAGCAGATGTACCGTATGGATCCTGCCACCCGTATTCCGTCCTCTGTTTCTGGTATCTCAACCAGTTCTCTGCTGATCCCGTAATGTCAGGGATCATCTCTTCAAGAGATTTCAGTTCTTCGACAAAGATTTGGAGGTTGAACTGTGTGATCTTCATGACCTCACCGTGAAACCATCCTCTCCTATTGTCACGCGACCCGAGTTCCCTTGGTTATCTTCCAGTACGATGACAAGATGACCATCTTCAGTCTGATCGAACGCCACTTTATGGAATTCGATCTTCTTGAACATTCTTGATAGTGCTCTTGTCTGTTGCTGACTTAGCGCGATCAAGCATGAACCTTTCGATTGTCGAATGGACACTCTCTGCATCTTCCGCAGACAGTACCACATCTACGAACCTATCCCGTTCACGGTCTAGCCTCGTGACCAAGATCAGTTCGTCCCTAGTCCAGTGACAACCCCGGAACTCTGCGTCCCATCTGGATTTATCTCTGGTCATTCGCCAGCTTCCGCGATCATCTGAACGGACTCACGAAACATCGAGCCACGTCCACCTTTCGTGGAATACTTCATGGCGATCAGGAAACAGAGATTACTCGCCAGTTCCCAACCGATCCAGAAGTATTTCGAGTTACCCGGATCAAACACCCCGCCGAGTCCACGTCTTTCGATTGACTCAGCAATTTGCCGTGCCGTGTGGAACGGATGGGTTTGTGTCCGATCCTTGTAAAGAATCGCAACGTTATCGATTCGATAGACAACATCGATATTGTCGCACTCTGCGAGTCCGTCCAGATCTTCTACCGAAAAGATGCCGTGACTATAGGCATTCTCGGTCAACCACTGTGAAACCTTCATCTCACCTCCCGTAAAGAGCTTCTCTGACTAACTCTGCCGCTTCCTCTTCTGTTGGCCTTATTCCGAGGTAGACAGATTTTCCGTCGATTCTGGCTCTAGCTCGCCACCGATTCTTCGTTACTCGGCTAACTCCCGTTCCTGGGTGATGTAGCTTGTAATGCTCCGACCTTGGGATCGACTTAAGATGACTCAGCCGAACGCAGAGTTTGTTCTGACATTCGTGGTGAACGTCATAATCCTGAGGAATCTCTCCGAAATGAAGAGTATAGCAGAATCTGTGAGCAGGAACGGTTTTATCGCCGTCAAAGAATGATCCGTAGCGACCAGACCGCGATCCTGCCCAAATCCAGCAATCCTCGGTTTTCTCCACTTTACTCCAAAAGCGGTCAGCTACACGTAAGCGGTCAGCCGGATTCACGTCGCGAGCACTATACCACATTTGTACAAAGAAGTCAAGGGGCATTTTGGCAGATAGGACAATAACGCGCTGAACTGTGATTCGATTTCAGTCTGCGTTCTTCACGCCTGTCACCTACCATAACCTTAGAGAGTGTCCAGGTTATTCCAGCAGCCTCGATAACTCTCATCAGATTAGCACCCCGTCCTGCTTGATGGCGCAACATCCGCAAAGGTACATCTTTCGTGAAACCCATGTAATGCCTCGCGTGCTTGTAGGGCATATCGAAATGGATCAGATAGATGTACCCCATATACCTTCGTTTGTTTGCGATATACTCACGAAGATACATCGGCGCTCCGTGTTTGTCGTAACGTTTCTGAACACGTAGCGTTAGCGGTTCGATGTGTACGTTCAGGAGTTCATCGAAAGTCACACGATACCGACCTTCGATTACCCTGACGTAAGGCTCTACGATCACTTCTGAACTATCCGAATGATCGTCTCGACTTCTAAGCCGTGTGCCTTGCCAACTTCTCTGATCATGCGTTGGACGTAAGAACTCATCTTCTCGTCCGTCATTCTGAGATGTTGTACAAGTACCTCGGTTTCGTCATCGAGGTAGATGGTGTACCTAGCCACTTGAGTCCACTTCGTTCCGGTAGCCGCATTTCTTACAGACGTACACGCGGTACGTCATGCGGTTGATGATTGTTTCCCAATCGTGCTCACACCATGCGAACTTGAAGTACGTGCAGGTGTATCCATCTTTACCACGACCGTTGTAGCTCGTTCTCCAGCCGACTCCTGAGAAATCCGGAAAAACCCAGAACCAGAGAGTAGCTCTCTCGTTGTTCTTATCGCGAACCTGCCTATACTGCTTGATTCGATGAGCAGGCTTCACTTCCCACAACCAGAGAAACTCCGATTGTGTGATTTCTTCGGAGTTCGGCGGGTATTGACCGTAACTACCGAGCCTCTCGTTGATCAGCTTCTGTTCTTGATCTGCGTCCATGTTCCTCCTTTCTTGGGTAGACACAAGGAAGCACCCTGTGGGGTGCAACCTTCTACCTAGTCCCAAAGTTCGGAAATTGGGTACAGATCGGGATTCGGTGAACATGCATCGAGGAACTTGAGTGGATCGAACAACTCGTTGTCTTTCTTGAAGGTCTTGGCGAATTCCAACGAAAGCTCGATCAACCCATTTGTCCAGCCGATTTCGTAATCTACCCGACGTGGCTCGAAAACTGCGATCTGTTCACGAATCCGCTTGGCTACCATATTGTAGGTAGCCGCGTGAAACTTAGGCATTTACCTTCCTTTGTCCATGAGCGTTTGGCAGGCGTATTCCTGCTGGTAACCTGTGCCGTGCTTGCAACCATAGATCAGCACCTTGTACTGGTTCACTTCGTGCTTCTTCTGCACGACCGTTCGATGCTGCATGAAACCGATTGCTAGGACAATCACCAGGACAACTACGAGTTTCACCACATCTCCCCGTATGCGTGATCTCTGGTGATTTCCTCAAAACACTCGACTAGAGACTCGCCTGCCAGCTTGACTAGTTCATCTCTGACCGTCTTCTCCGTTTCGAGGATCAACTTCTGTACCTCGCGGAGTCGTGGTTCGACTTGGTATCTCTCCATACCTTCGGGCAAGGGTTCATTGTTGAACACGCTCACCT